TACCCTGACCAGCGCTATTACCGCTGCTGAGATGCCTTCTGGTGAACTTATCTACAAGATTTATTACTATCTCGGTTATATGATGATTGGTACATCTAAAGGTCTTCGAGTAGCGGCGGTATCTGATGATGGATCTCTAGCCTATGGACCACTAGTCTTTGAATCAGAGCAACCAGTCTATGACTTTGCTGCTCGTGATAAGTATGTCTGGTGTGCTACTAACGTAGATGGTTCACCTGGTACTACACGTATTGACCTTGGCACACAGATTGCTCCGCTGGTATTTCCTTACGCTTGGGATACTTACTACTACCCCGAGACTGTAGGAAATCGAGTCACAGGTCGTTATACAACAGCCTGCGCTTTCGTCAATGGAACTAATAGACTTGCATTTACTACTAACTATAATACAACAGATGGTTATGTCTACATTGAAACCGATGAAGACAATAACGGAAGACTGGTATTTGAAGGATATCTACGTACAGGATTTGTACGTTACAACACCTTAGAAAATAAGATATTCAAACTGCTTCAGGCTCGTATCGATACCACCAATGGTGGTCTAGTTATCAAGAGTATTGATGGAGTAGATACTGAATACCCAATCGGCTCTTTCTCACAGGGTCAAGATGTACCAGAGGTAACCGTCTCATACCCTGCTCTACCACAAGAGTATCTAGGATTCTCATTTACCTTATCTCGCTCAACTACTGACAACACCAAGGGTCCAGTATTTACTGGATACCAGTTGAAGTCTCTGCCATCAGTACCGCGTCAGCGCCTTATCCAATACCCACTAGCCTGCTTTGATAGAGAGTCAGATAAGTTCGGCGTAGAAGTGGGATACGAGGGTAGGTCTTGGGATCGTATGCAGGAACTTGAATCCATTGAAAGTAATGGAGATACCATCAGGATTGACGACTTCCGTACAGGAGAGTCGTTCATTGGAATCATAGAAGAACTTGATTTCATTAACCGTACACCTTCAGATAAGCGATTCTCTGGTTTCGGAGGATTGTTAGTCGCAACCATTCGGAGCGTATAAATGACACCTACAGACTGGGCAATGCTCGTTGCCACCGTACTTGGAATAGCCTCAACAGTTCTTATGGGACTACGCTGGCTAGTCAAATCATTCTTGTATGAACTCAAGCCTAATGGCGGTAGTTCTATGAAAGACAAAGTAAACGCTCTGGAAGAAAAAGTAGATTTACTTACCGAGTTGGTCAAGGAAGCATTGAGGAAGTGACGAATGAAACCTGTTGCAAAACGTGCAACACCTGCTGCTATTGCCGTTCTTCGGCAGGCAACTGCGCTTGCTCCGAAGCGCGATATTTGAAAAACTTAAAGAGGATAACAGGGTTTCCTACCTTATCTTCGCTGGTAAAATTTGGTCACGCGACAAGGCTAAGTCTGGTAATCGCGTTTATACTGGCAGTAATCCACACAATAAGCATCTTCATATTTCTATCAACGCTGATAGCGCTGATGACACTAGCCCTTGGTTCTGGTGGATGAATCAACCTAAAGTTGTGAATCAGGTCAAGGCTGCCTTGCAGCCTGCGCCAAAGAAGAAGGTGGTAGAAGGTGTCACAATGGCACCTATTTGCACCTGCTGCAAGGTTCACAGCAAACGAAAGAAAGGCAACTAATGGAAACACTCAAGCAAGTATCGCTGACGTGGTTTCGTGCTGCAGCCTCTGCTGCTATTGCACTCTACCTCGCAGGTGAAACTGATCTCAAGACTCTAGGAACTGCAGCACTTGCAGGATTCCTCGGTCCTGTATTGAAGTACCTCGACACATCCGCTAAGGATTTTGGACGCGGAGCAGCGTAGTTTGTAGATAGCGCGAGGCAATGGCCCTGTCACCGAAAGGTGATGGGGCCTCTTTTTTGTTGCCTAAATTTCTTCTTTATCTACTGGACAAGGAACCTTGACTAGGTTGCCACAGTTAGCACATTGACCGTCCAATGCCCACCAAGAGATCTCATAGTCATCAAACTGAGCAAAGATATTGAAGATGGTGCAGCCACAAGAACAGGCGTGGACTGGACCAAGAGTGCGTAGGTCAGCAGCACTAATGGGTGGAAGCGGTGTATATTTCAGCAGCCGAAGTAGACGGAACCACATTCTCTGCACGGCTCCCTCCTTGAGGTCGGTCGCCTCTCGGCCTTCGGCCTCGGCACCGTCAGGTGCCGTTTATTCGCCTTCGGCTCATATTGTAATAATCCATCAGAGTGTCGCTGGCGCGACACGCCGTATCTTCCATTACCATTATCCAGTGACCACATTAGTAGCGATTGAACTAGAAGACAGAGCAGTTCTAGCAGCAGATAGTCAGATAACTGAAGATAACCTGCGAACTATTAGTAGTTCCACTCCCAAGATTATTCACGTGGGTAAGTACCTACTAGGTCTTGTCGGAGATGCTAGGCCAGGAGATATCCTCGCCTATAACTGGACTCCGCCCACCTACAAAGGAGCAGATCCCGTCCAGTGGATGGGTAAGAAAGTAATGCCGTCCATACTCACGGCATTCAAAGAGAATGGATATGACCCATATGAAGCGACGAAAGATAAAGACACAGGATTCGACTACATTGTCGCGTTTGATGGGAATGTATTCCATATCGCGACGGACCTGTCGTTCATCAAGAGTGATGGCGGCATTTATGGAATCGGCAGTGGCGGTGCTTATGCTCTCGGTTATCTTTATGATCGTATGGGTCGTCTCACTATTGGTAATGTAGAGCAACACGCCGAGAAAGCCGTTCAGATTGCTTCAATGCTGGACATCAATACTTGCCCACCCATACAGTTGGTTACTCAAATGAAGGAGTTGGGATGAGGCAAGACTGGTCGCATTGGACTGTATATTTTAATGCTAATAGCCTGCAAAACTGGGGCTTAGGTATCAACTACTACCACGAATATGAATCAACACCGTTTGTGATAATGGCTAGAATTTGTCAGTTAGACCTGCTATTCTTTAACATTACAATTACACGATGGGAAAAAGCACGGTGGCGATAGATCCAAAAGAACTACTAATCAAGGCTCTACACGAGCGCGAGAATAAAAGACCGCGTTCTACTCAGGTTCAGATAGGACCATCAGAGTTAGGTGGTTGCCGTCGTAAGGTCTGGCAAAGAAGTTTTGATAGAGCAGACCGTTGAACATAACGGAATGAAAGCACACGTAGATCTCTACATCCCAGGTTCTGGAGATGTAGTTGATTGGAAGACTGTCAAGGTCAAGAACCTTGCCTATTTTCCAAGCCAGCAACAACGCTGGCAAGTTCATACTTACGGATACCTCATAGAACAAAGTGGATTGGGGAAGGTCCACAATGTGCATCTTGTGGCTATTCCACGAGACGGTGACGAGCGCGATGTAAAGGTCCACTCTGAGAAGTACGATTCTTCCATTGCGCTTGAAGCCCTATCTTGGTTGGCTGGTGTCAAAGAGTCACAGACTCCACCAGAACCAGAAAAGGATGAGAGTTACTGTAAGTTCTATTGTAAATACTACGACGCATCTGGTGAGATGGGATGCGTTGGTCTAAAAAAAGAACGTACAAAAACTGAATTACCGTTGATCCAAGATAAGCAAGCCTCAACCAAAGCGCTGACTTATCTGCAATTAGATAACCAAATAAAAGAATTGACTGCACAGAAAGAGTCTTTGAAAGAAGAACTATCTGGAGTAGTCGGTGTAACAGACACAGGAGTAGAGGTTCGTTGGTCTGCTGTGGCTGGTGCCAAACAAGTGAATAAGGAATTAGTCCAAGAACTTCTGGGCTTTGTTCCTACAATCGAAGGCAAAGAAAGTCTGCGCCTTTCTGTCAAACATACTGGAGGTAAATAGTGGCTGCAAACGAATCAACCAAGTTCCAAGTGAATTTCAAATCACCAGATGGAACTCTTATCAATCTCTACGCTGCAAACAAGGAGGAACTAGAAGCACTGCTAACCGCAGCGCAAGACTTTTCCGCCCTCATTGGAAGCGTTAGCCAGTCTTTCTCAGGCGTTAGATCTGCTGCGCCCGTATCATCTGGTGGATTTACACCAGCACCAGCAAAACCACAGGTAGTCGAAGGACAGACACCTGAATGCAAGCACGGACAGATGTCATTCCGTACAGGTAACGGAGCGAAAGGACCTTGGAAGGCTTGGATGTGTGCTTCACCTAAAGGCACACCTGACAAGTGCGACGCAATCTGGGTTCGATAACCAAGTGCGCGACCCACGAGAGTACGAAAGTCCTCTCTGTGCGGAAGTTGATGGCGATTACTGGTTCCCAGAAGATCTATCTGGTTACGGAAAATACGAGAACGTCAATCTCGCTAAACGTATCTGTGGAAACTGTAGTCACCGAACTGAATGCGCTGAATGGGGAATTAACAAAGAACGCTACGGTATGTGGGGAGGACTCACTGCTCGTCAGCGTCAAACAATAAGAAGAAAACTTGGGATAGTTCTACCACCAGAAAAGAGGGAAGAGAGAAGTGCTTAGACTTTCACGTGCGTGGCAATCCACGAACGTCAAGGCTACACCCCTACCCGATGTATGGAAATCTCTTGTCTCCACTGATGTCAATGTAAAGTTCAGACGAGGACAAGTCTGTATGGTTGCTGCTGCACCCAATGCAGGTAAGTCTATGTTTGCTCTGGTCTATGCGATAAAGGCCAATATCCCAACACTCTTCTTCTCAGCAGATACAGATACTGCAACTGTAATGATCCGTACTGCTGCTCATCTGTCAGGTCATTCACAACTGACAGTTGAAACTAATTTACAAAAGAATCCACGTCACTACCAAGAGTACCTTTCTAAGATGCAGAACATACAGTGGGTCTTTGACTCCAGTCCGTCACTCGATGATATCGAGATGGAGATAAAGGCGTATATCGAACTGTATGGAATTGCACCTGAACTTATAGTGATAGATAACCTAATGAATGTAGCAGCCGAAACAGATAATGAATGGGCTGGACT